AACATTTCAGCAGCTTAGCGCCTTCCATCAGACGTTCGAAGTCATAGGTGACGGTTTTGGCGTTAATCGCGCCTTCCATACCTTTAACGATCAGGTCTGCGGCTTCGAACCATTCCATATGACGCAGCAGTATTTCAACAAGGCGAAAGTAATTAATTGATTTTTAGAGGAATCTATCATAACTGGAGTTCTAATCAAGCATTTTAAACCTTTACCTAACCCATTGATTAATTTCGATGAAGTTTGGGTTTTGATAAACTCTTTTTGGCAATCCTCAATTATGAAACGCATCCCAAACCCATTAGTTCTTCTTGCCAGTTTTAACATTGATAGTTTTTGATTGTATGTTGGAAAATAAACGTTCATAGACTAATTGAATCCGAGCCTTATCGGAATCGGTGTGAGCTGCACGATTTACATACTCTAAAATTTCACGTGCCAAAATATGTGCAGCATCTTCAAACTCGCGCGGCCAACTACTTCCTAACATTGATAGCCCTTTGAGCACTCTCCTTTGGATCTCACTCATACCGGCACCATCACGGGCAATAGGTAAGAAAAAGTCTTCCAGTAGTTCCCTGTTCTGAAGTGGCGCAACATGTATTGAAGGATATATCACTTCAGTTTCATCAGATTTATTCTGCGCATAAGCGGATAGTACTCGTACACCTCTGCCAATGACATCAATTGCGGTGCCAGGATCGTTCACTGCCGGTGAAAGGGCCCTGCAGGCTATTTCAGCCATAACGCTAAGACAAAATCGGGGATCCTGAGAAAATGAACGTACATCTGAGACGATGATTGTATCAAGCAGGTCTTTACTGATTAATGGCCCCTGCCCCTGACTCAGATACAAAACTGGCATCGAGGGGTGTATGAAGCTGCCTGGCTGTGCTACAAGATATACATGTCGAGGACCCTCAGTTAGCAACCTGCTGAGTTTCAGCATATCAATATATTCAACATAGCCAATTATCTCTGGATAAACTGCAACCGTTCCGTTTGGTTGTTCATTGTTCTCAAGCCATGGATATCCGCCCAGATATGGACTTTTAGCTCTTTCAACAAATGTTTCGATTGCTGCCTGTTCCACCTTTGCTGTCGTCTCACCAACCCTTCCCAGGGAGGTCAAATGCTGTATCCAACGAAGCAATGTGATGAGAATTAAACCAATGACCACCAGTGTGACGACGAATAAAATGACTCTCCCCCTTTCTCCGTAGGCTCCCATATTAAGAGCAATGATCCCTACCAGGCTGAAGAGAAATGAACCGATGAATGTGGCCAGTACATTTTGTGTGGTTACGTCTTCAACAACTAATCGTGTAGCTCTTGGTGTCACATTAGTTGTAGCTGATCCGTACGCTGTGACCATGATACTAAGCGAAAATGTGGTAACTGCTAGCATACTCGATGCCAGTATATTTAGTATGTTATCCACAGCTTCTGCGCCAACCTTCACCGATACCGACTCAGGGATCATTGATTTAAACAGAATTGATAAAAGAGCCGTCATTATCGCTACAATTGCGAATAATCCAGCCCTGAACCATAACTTTTTAAATACCTGCTTCAGAATCCATTGCCAGCGTGAGATCATTTGCATTCCCTCGTATTATGGCCAAGATAAATTAATGCCGCCCTGGAGGGCGGCATTTGATTGTATTAACGAACCAAGTGCAGGAAGTGCAGATGTTTTTCGTACTGGTCCAGTATGTCATTAATCAACTGTTCCTGGTTCCAGCCCATCACATCATAATTTTGACCGCCTTCTTTGAGATAAACCTCTGCGCGATAATATCGATGTTGCTCAGCCTGCTGCTCATCATTATCCATAGCAGCAAGGGCGAAGGTTGGCGAGTTATACCCGCGAAGCCTCACTTCATAAATATAGTTCAATTCGTTACCCAGATCGACTTCAAGGCGAATACGATCGTCGGCAGCGTCATTAATGTGGCTAATCGTTCCCTGCTTGTTGAGCTCTTCCTGAACCAGCGTCATGGCGGGCTGGATAACGTCGTCCATAAAGCGTTTCACAAGAGAACGCTTAGGCAGATAGGCGATATTACGCAACCTTCTCTGCCAGGGAATCGGGTTACGTGCAGCCGTCGGCGCAATAGTTGCCATGCTCAGGCTTTCACGCTTTGTCAAATCCCGTCTCAGGGCTTTTAACAGTCCGTATATGGATACCAGTAAGATCACTGAGAAGGGTAATGCACTCGCTATTGTCACCGTTTGCAGCGCGCTTAGCCCACCCGCAATCAGAAGTGCAATTGCTACAATGCCCATGAGCGACGCCCAGAAGATACGCTGCCAGACAGGGGTGTTTGCCACCCCACCTGATGCCAGCGTATCCACAACCATTGCCCCCGAGTCAGCAGACGTGACGAAGAAGACGATGACCATCGCCATTGCAATGAATGACAGCACGGAGGAGAACGGGAAATGCTCCAGGAAATTAAACAGGGCCAGCGCGACATCCTGCTGAACGGTATTGGCGAGGTCAGTCGCCCCCTGGTTCATAATGAGATAGATTGCGCTGTTACCAAACACCGTCATCCACATGAGCGTAAAGCCGGCGGGAACAAACAGCACGCCGGTAACAAACTCGCGAATGGTTCGACCGCGAGAGACCCTTGCGATGAACATCCCCACAAACGGCGACCATGAAAGCCACCATCCCCAGTACAATAATGTCCAGCCCCCCAGCCAGTTGCTCGACTTAGGTTCATACGCGTAAAGGTTGAACGTTTTACTCACCAGTTCCGAAAGATAACCGCCCGTATTTTCCACAAATGACTTCAGCAGAAGCACGGTTGGTCCCAGACACAGGACCAGAGCCAGCAGCAGCACCGCCAGGCCCAGGTTGAGCTCGGACAGGATGCGTATTCCCTTGTCCAGGCCGGACACCACCGAAATCGTCGCTAGCCCCGTGATGACAACGATCAGAATGACCTGCACCGTTTCATTGATGGGCACCCCGAAAAGATGATTCAAACCAGCATTCACCTGCAAAACACCGTACCCCAGCGATGTCGCAACGCCAAAGACCGTGCCGATAACGGCGAAAATATCTACCGCATGGCCTATAGGCCCATATATGCGATCGCCAATAATGGGATAGAGTGCGGAACGCAGCGTTAATGGCAGACCGTGACGGTAACTGAAGAAGGCCAGGATCAACGCCACGATGGCATAGATTGCCCATGCATGCAGGCCCCAGTGGAAGAACGTCAGGCGCATTGCTTCCTTCGCTGCCGCAACTGTCTCTGGGGTGCCAACGGGAGGTGAAAGATAATGCATCACCGGTTCAGCAACGCCAAAGAACATCAGGCCGATCCCCATCCCTGCCGAGAAAAGCATCGCAAACCAGGAGTGATAGCTGAAATCAGGCTGCGCATGGTCCGGGCCCAGCTTAATATCACCGTAGCGTGAGAGTCCCAGGAAGGTGACGCTCAGTAAAATGAGGGCCACCGCAAGGATGTAGAACCAACTGGCATTCGTGAAGATTTGCTGCTGTAGAAGTTTAAAATTTTTGTCGGCAATATCCGGGAATACAGCGGCAAAGGCGACAAGAAGGAAAATTAACAAAGCAGATGTAAAGAATACCGCTTTGTTAATCTGGCTTTTGGACTGCTTTGGGATTGTATCATTTTCACTCATAATTATTCATTCCATTAACTTAGATCCACTTAAGATGACAGGCATTGCCTCTCATAGAGTAGCAAAAACTAGCAGTAAATGAGGCATATAATCAGAAGTCATGTTGTGGTTATATTCTCATATGCTTTCTCCGATTTGGTCTGCTGTAATACTCTCTCATCATAATTCTTGAAAGTCACAAGACTGAGGCACGTAGAAAGACTTAAATCAGCTTAGATACAGGAAATTTTTTATATAGCGTGCAAACTGCCACGTCATAAATTATTGCTACCTGCTTTCTTTCAACACCATTTGAAATGAGCCGCCCGGCCTGCGCCCATTGTTCAGCAGTTAACTTCGGACGCCTGCCGCCGATCCGCCCCTTTTCCCTCGCAACCGCCAAACCCGCCCGAGTGCGTTCCACTATCAACTCCCTCTCCATTTCTGCTAGAGCTGACATAATATGGAAAATGAAACGCCCCATTGGGCTGGAAGTGTCGATGCTGTCAGTAAGGCTCTTGAAGTGAATGCCACGTTGTCGGAGTTCGTCCACCAGCAATACCAGGTTCCTCATGCTTCGCCCGAGGCGATCCAGCTTCCAAACAACCAGCGTATCCCCCTCATTCAGCGTTCGCAGAAGCTTTTTAAGCGCTGGCCGGTTCGCTACCGTCCCGCTCATTTTTTCCTCAAAAACCTGTTCACATCCTGCGCGTTCGAGAGCTTGCCGCTGAAGATCCGTGTTTTGGTCATTTGTTGACACCCTTACGTAGCCAATTTGCATATTTTTCACCCAATATTTTCTGTAAAAAAATCAGGTGAAGTTATCGGCCAGGCCGCCCAAGAGCAATCTATAAAACGTCGGTTTGGGAAGTAGCGCTACGAAGGATGTCGGAACGGCAGCCGGGAACGTCATGCAAGTGGGAGCGTTTGGATTACCTACTGGTGATGCCAGGGTATTTAAAACAGACTCGGCAGTTGCTCCTGATGGGACAAACTTCAACAGCCTTACAGAGCTAGGAACTTACCGTTTACTTTTGGATATGTCGAAATCAACCTCAGGACCTATCTCAAGTTGGTATGGGTATATTCAAAATTATGTTCGTATTGCCGACGTAGCGCTAACGCAGTTTTGTTTGCCATATCCAAGCCAAACTGATGCTGGACGTTTTTTTTTCAGGGGTTACAACACCAATGCCTGGAGCCCGTGGAAGGAGATCATGACTTCAGCGGTGTCTGATAGAACTATGAAAAACATCGGTGATGACCTCGATCTGGAAGAGGCGCTGCTTAATATCTGCAGGATGGAATTCAAGCACTTCACTTTTAAGGATGATGAAACGCAGACCCCACGACGCGGGGTGATATCTCAGCAGATTGAAACGATAGATCCCGAATACGTGAAAGAAATAGGCGGCATTCTGCATCTTGATCAGACGCCAATGTTGCTCGATGCGCTGGCAGCAATCAAGGCCCTGATAATCCGTGTCAGGGTTTTGGAAGAACAGGGTGCCACTAAGGTTTCAGTTCAGTAAGCTATATCTGTATTAGTTCAAACTTGATCTGGTACTGTTGCCGCACAGGGCTTAACCTAAGTTGACAGTCCGCTCAGTGCCAAGAGCGGACATAGCGTTTGAAAGGGTGTAACATACAGGCCTGTGAGAGCAACATTGTTTGGGATGAAACTTAAGAAATGGCAGTCACTTCTGATTCGTTGAAAAATATCATACCATTGATTACATTTGCGTTAGGTATTTTTGCTGTGCCTTTAGTAGAGTATCTTAAAGACAAAAGGAAAGCGAAAAGGGTAAAGAATAACTTCAGTTTAGAAATTGAAGATGAAATAAAAACATTGAAAAAAAACCTAAAAAACATGGGTAAGGCATTGAAAGATGCAAAAAAAATGAAAATCGGCAACCCAGAGAAAGGTGATATACGTAGATACGCTCCGAGGTGCACACAGATCTACTTCATTGGTCAAGTTATGGAGTTTTCATTTGGAGAGTTTAATGAAAAACAAAGAAATTCAATTAAATCTTTCTTTGTCCAAATTGAAGTAATCAATGATTACATCAAGAGCATTAAAGTAATTAATATTGAAAACACTGCGATTGATGAATTGATTGATGACTACAAACGTTACTTACACACTGGTTCTTGCATGCTTAACACAATGCGAAATATTATAAATGATGTGAATTTAAACACCAGTGAAAACGACAATGATATTATCAATGGTGTTTTCAAAGAATTGGGAATTGAACTTTCTTATGAAGATATTAAAATAAAGAAAACAACAAACATTGCATAATGTTATATTTATTATTGAGTTTAGTGATTAATCTGGCCTCCAGACATTAAGCAGTTATGAAACTCAGTTCAATTTCATTAGTGGGGAATACGTTCTTAAGTTTTTTTCTAAAAGATTCTCTCTGTATTTTTATTGTATAACATACTAACCAACAGAACTAAAGGTCAATTTCAATGAGCTATAACAATCATATCAATTTAACAGATGAATTGTTGGATGAACCTATTTATAGAATTATGCCAATACATCGTTTTCTTCAATTGCTTGAAGAAAAAAAATTAACTTTAGTAAGACCAATAAAGTGGGATGATCCATTCGAGAATGCCTTATTAAATAGTACAATCGAAACTTCTGATGGGGAAACAGGCACATTCTCCGCAAAAGATTCTGTTTATGGTCAATGCTGGACATTTCACAGTGAAACTGATGCAATGTGGCGGATATATTCCCATGATAAAGATGGTGTAAGAGTTTCAACCACACCAAGGAAATTATTAACTGCACTTCAAACAGCAGAGCCAACGCACCATAATTTAAAGTGTTTTATAGGCAAGGTTTCTTATCTTCCAGAAATCAATCTTCTAGAAAAACTCATGTCAGTCAATTTATTAGATACTGATGGTTCAGGTATTGCTGAATCACTTTTATATAAACGTGTGGAATTTGAACACGAAAACGAAGTTCGTTTAATTTATTCTGGTGATGATAATGCAGTTAATAGTGATATTTTCCAATTTACAATTAATCCAGGCGAACTGTTAGATTCGATTCTCTTTGATCCAAGAATGGAGAAAAATTTAAGGCAAGCATACTTATTGGCAATTAAGGAAAAAGGTTTTAAAGCTGAAGTAAAAATATCTACGTTATACGATGCGCCTAAGGGACTGGTATTTAAATTATAGTGAAGTTAAAAATAAAAGGAGGGTTGTTGCTCTCCTTTTTCCTATTCATAAACAGATGTTTTCTGAGTTTTGCAGATAAATTATTCGCCTATTTAAGTATCACGTCTGCTTTCATACCCGGAGGGATAAGTTTCAAGAACTCTATGACTCTTAGGTTATTAATGTCCGCTGTTCGCTCAAAGCAGACTGTCAGATTTGATAGTGTGCTGCCAGATAAAACTGTCAGGTCAAGTCTGAGCTAATACACTATATCGCGGATCGGGCTTTGAGTTCGGCAAACCCACTCTCTATACTTTTTACCCGGTTGGCCAGCTCCTTCATGGCCTCAATATACAAGGCGCTCATCGCACTGTAGTCCACGGTTTTTAGATCGTTAATCTCTTCTCCGGTCGGTGTAGTGCCGGTCCCGCCAGAACTTACAGCAACGGGTAACACTTTTTCCAAATCCTGAGCGATGATGCCTGCGCTGTGCACCGATTCCGATTCAGTCAGTTGGATGCCGAACGTATAACCCGTCAGGGAACAAATCTTCTCCAGAGCGTTACTGACGGGCTCTTTATCGAACTTCACTCGCTCATCCGAAGTCTGGTTCACAGAAATACAGGTAAACCTGCCATCAGCTCCGAAAGAGAAGCTATAGCCATTTGCTCCACCATTATCATTATTATCAGGCCTGAGCCGGATGGTACCTTCCCTGGGCGCATAGATTACCCCTCGAGATTCAATCCCTCCCGCACCGTAAAACCACACGTGAGCGTTCTGTGTATCGCTGGAGGCCCATACGTTTGATGACGTTACGGCTCTTAGTGAACCGCCTGCGTTAATGCTCCCTGAAGCAGTTATGCTGTTCTGGCAGGTGATAGGATTTCGAAACTCAAAACTGTCACCGATAAAAGTGTATTTTCCAGCATAGAAAGTGAAATCCCCTTTCCCCATCCCTCCATTCGAATTGCCACCACACAGGATGCGCGCGTCATAGTCGTTAGTGCCAATAAAATGGAAATCAACGAAGCTTGCAGAAGAGGCCTTTTTCGCTCCAATTTCGAGGCTTCCGAAGTTGGCTGTGACGCTATCTCCTAAACCGACCTTTATTCACCTTCATCAGCAGCAAGGATCAGCTCTACGGCTCTGAGTTTCTGGTTGTATACAGAATCGCCAGGCATTTCGACACGCACGGACACAAACTGATCGTGGGGAATGTCGATTGGGTCGCCGTCGCTGATACCCTGCAGTTCATTCCTGGCGAACGTCGGCGCTTCGGGGTGTGCTCGATGATACGTTTTCACCAACACCGAACCGTCAGCATTTACCTCATAATCCAGCCATACCAGCGGCTGTTTATTACGGTCTGAGGGGATCTCAAAACCACCATCAACCCCGCCCCAAATAGCCTCAGCATTCAGGCCATGACATCCTTCTATAAGATATTGGCCTGTTTCGATACGGCGAACTGTGCACCCCTCAGATTCATCATTTGTTTCGTAGCCTCCATCAGAAAACAACTTAACGATAGGCGAAGCCCGTTTTATGAACCCGCTTGAGTCCACCGTTGTGTTTCTGTCATGCCAGTGAACGCACCACGCCCCGCCATTGTTAACGGTCATGTCCGTAACCAGACCGTAGCGTGATGCCAATCCACCCACAGCGTTTACCTGGACCTGAGCAACGGCACTGATTCTCCTCATAACGAGCATAGGGCCGTACACGTTTTACCCAGCGTCATGGCCTCGTACATGTGATCCGTATCGTGCTCATGGTATTCATCAATAATCGCGCAATGAGGGCTGTCGCCGTCGCCAGGCTTTCCGGCGATAGGTGCAAACAGCGAACCGTCAGGACGGGTCAGGCTGTCCACCCATACCGAGATATTGAATTTTGAGCGGAGCGACGGAAGGCGGTCTGCCATCTGCCTGGCTGGGGTGAAGACCTTTTTCGCCTGCGCCATCGTGGTGGCCCCGCAGTACACTTCCGCGCTGTTTTCACCGTCAGCGCAGAACATGTACGTGCCAATACCTGCCGCGAAAAACGACTTCCCGTTTTTCCTGGCCACCCGGATATACGCTTCGCGAAATCGGCGTTTTTTGGTCTTTTTCGTAACCCAGCCGAAAATCGAGCTGAATGCAAATGCCTGCCAGGGTTCCAGCTTCAGTTTTTGACCGGCTAAATCACCGCTGGAATGCGGTAAAAGCTGAACGAAACGGCAGGCGCGTTCCGCCAGTTCACGGTCGAACCGGTAGGGATAATCCTTATCGAGAGAAATTTTCAGATCATTAAAATGGCGCTGACATGCCAGCTGGATGCTCTTGCAGGCAAGTATTTTCCCGTTCAGCACATCCCGCGCATACTGGTTCGCCATATTGACGCTCGGGTACGCGGCCATAATAAGTCCCTAAAAATTGGGAACATCGCCCCAATCAAAATTCGTCAAATTCATTGCCGGATTTACTGTCTTCGCCCGGCGTGCGTTTTCTGGCTCTACTGTTGGGATCAAGCTTCAAAACCACGCTAAGACGGATAAGCTGTGAGATATACTTATCCCGCGCCTTTACTGCGGCTCCCATTTTCTGCCCACCAGCAGCTGTTTCATCCCCAATCCCATCAGCTTTTATTTCCTGGTTCGCGTCGTAAAGGAGCTGCACCGTATTGCAATATTCCATCAGCAGATAGCAGTCCTCCATTTCGAACGAACCACGGTTAATCAGAATTTTGCAGGTTCGTTTCCAGGCATCGATCGCCATCTCACCCAGCAGTTCATCTGGCGGTGAAACTGCTCGAGTCAGAGAACTTACCTGCGTTCCGGTCTTCTTCGGCTTACGACCTCCCCCTGGCGATCTCACTCCGTTACTCATAGCGAAACACCTCAAAAATCATCAAAAAAAAATTCTTATTTCTCACGCGCAAAAAACTACCGGGAGCGGCAGTCCTTAAAAGCGAAAGGGGTTTGGGATTTTATCCCCCCCTCCCCATGCGCTGAGCGACCGAGTTTCACCTGAGACGTTCTCTTGCGGTCTTGGCTCTGTGGCATGGCCAGCACAATGCTTCCAGATTGAAATCATCATCCGTTCCGCCGTGAGCCTTAGCGAGGATATGGTCGACGGTACTCGCACGTCTTGCTATGCCAACGCGTCGGCACGCCTGGCAGATGTGTTTATCTCGCTGGAGAATACGTGCACGCCTGACTTCCCAGGGACGCCCGTATCCACGTTCGTGTCGGCTTTTGCCGTTCTGATAGTTGCGCCATCCTTCACCGGCATGCTGCTGCCGATGTTCATCGCAATAGCCGCTTGAATCATTTGTCAGAGCAGCACAACCTTTGTGCCTGCATGGCCTTTTGATACGTGGGGGCATATCTAACGACCAACCTTATGTTTGAGTTTGTTCATATATAGCGATTCCAGAGAGACTCGCTTTTCTCGTTGGTGGGGATAATTGCTGAGTTATCAGCAGTAAGGGGTAAGACATAATCACAAGTAGAAAGGAAGCAGAGGTTGCTGTTAGAACCTGATGAACAGCGAGAGCTTACGAGGTCGCCGCCCCGTAACATACTGGATCAGCGAAAAGGACCCATCCAGTATACAGAGTTATTCAACATGCTGATTTGAAAGAATAAACATTATTAAACAGAATGCCACAGACCAAAAAACTGCTATTCCAAACAGAAACTTAGCAGCCAAGTGATATCGGCATTTAAGAAGAAATAATGATTGAAAGAATAGAATCACACAGACAATCGGTGCCAACCCAATAAAAAAAGTAACAAATGTGGAATGTGAGAGATAATAGACCACTTACATTTAACCTAAATCAAATTGACAAAGTTTTAATTCACTAAAAAAAGCATGCCAGATAGTGCAGTCATTAAAAGACAGATGACTGTAAATTTTGGCATGCGCAAACCATACGAAATCATCGTTAAGCTAATGAAAAGTATCACAAGAAATGGCGCAAGACTAACCAAAATCGTTAAAACAGTTTCGTCTGGTAAATTCATATATCTGCATTCTACGTGAGGTTATTATTTTAATGTACTCGAAAGATCGTTTCTTTACCACAAGCTTACGGCTATACACAGCAGCAAAGACACTTTCATTTGAAAGCCCCTATCCTGTAGAATTTTTCTTTAAATCATTTAGAGGACGGGAAACAAGGTATTCTTTGTGATGAGTATCACACAAATCATCTTTAAGTGTTCAGCATTGCTAATCAATAAGAAAAAAAATATAACAACCTGAATGAATAACCCACAACAAACCATGGCATCCTTAAGCATCTCTAATTCATTGTACAAAACAGAGGCAAATGTTAATTAAAAGATAGTTGAGATATTTGCCGAAGTGGTTATCATTGAATCGCTTTACTTGTGCCGATAGTAAAACAAAGTCCAATTAATACACCTTAACCTTTGACCCTCTAAAAAAGAGGGTTCTTTTTATTCAACACTTATAATTTATGCCAGCTTTACCTTTTTCCGAGATGGCAAATTGTTGTACTTGATAGCGATATAAATAAAAGAGTTAGTTGTATACAACTTGACTACCAGTAAGCTTCCTAATCAAACGCAACAAGCGTTTTTTAAGATTGTTAGCCCCTTCAATTTCAGGCTCCGATATAGACAACAACTGATTTTTCAGACCAAGATATGCAATCATCTCGGGTTGACTCGAAGAGGTGGAAATGACCTCGTAGCCTCTATCCAACAATATTGTGTTGAGCTTGTTAAATATTGAGTCTTTTCTATAATTTAATCGTGCTTTGCTATGTCAGGTAAAGCCGTCGTTCAGAAATACCCGTGTGCTCAAGGACGAGCCATCCCTATTTTTTTCTTTTCAGCTCTATCTGCCTTATGCCATCAAAGTGATTGTTACCCTTCTCGATAACGGCCAACAGCGGCTTTAACCAGAGAACGGCCTGACAATACGTCATTGCGCTGGTGGCAGCGGTACGATCATCGGCTGCGTCAGCTCTGTCGGTATCGGCGTGCATTGCGCTGGAACGTAAACGGTACGCGTATTCGAGCAGCCCATCAGCGACATCAGCAGGAACAGGCAGATCACAGGTTTTTTCACGGCGGAGAATCTCCCGGTATTTGATGACGGTTTCTTCGGTGTTGGTGTCGATCAGGGAATTAAGCCTATTGGCATGTTCTGCAACCTGATTAAACCGATTGAAGTTGAAAGCCTGAGTAGCAATCACCTGAGTCTGCAAATTGTTGTCACTGCGCAGTACAGCGTTATCGCTCTGGATATTACTTACTTCAGCGCAACTTTTTACGAGTGCGATAGCCAGCCCGGCAATGACTACAACAGCGATGAACAGTGGATTAATTTTCATTGGTCCAGCCCCCAGCACGCCAGCGCACTTTCCTGATCGCGCCGCTCGACCTGCCCATAACAGCCATTCTTCTGGCCCTTAGTCAGACGGCAATCACGTCCACCGTCCTTAATCCACCAGCGAATTGCCTCACATGCACCTATGCGGTCACCTGCATTGATGCGCCTGAAGAAGGTTGAAGGGAAGCATTTACCGGGACCAATGTTGTACGGGCAGAATGATGCGATACCCACCTTCTGCGGCTCTGTCAGAGGCACTTTGATATTGCGATCCACCCAGGCTAATGCCTTATCGCGTTCAATTGAGTTAACCTTGCGGCATTGTTCCTCCGTGATCGTCATCCCTTTTACAACACGCCTGCCATCGATGACGGTCACGCCGTGACATAATGACCAGATCCCACCCGGGTCGACCACGGCCACCAGCGCATTACCTTCTTTCTCACTGATAAACTGGTCGAAGATAAACGGCGCAGTTGCTCCGGATGCGATTAGCGCCAGCACTGCTGCGCTGAGCTTTGACTTATTGGACATTATTCACCCCGCGCAGCTCTTCGACGGTCCGCTTTGATTTGGAAGTAGAGGTTAGTAAGAAAGGTGAGCAAGCCGAACAGTAAACTACCGATCACACCTATAGCAGCCCACTGCTCGGGGGAGTACCCGTCAAGAAGTCTTCTAAACCAGTAAATGGCACTACCTCCCGATGCGCCATATGAAATGCCAGTAGTTATTTTGTCCATTCGATACATGCTCTCACCTCGCTGTACGCGGGTGCGTTTTTAGGGAATAAAAAAAGCTGCCTATTGGCAGCTTCTAAGGAAAGAATCAGTATTCAGATTGGAGATTCTAACGGGCCGGCAAGAACTTCTGCCTCGCCGTTATTGCAAATATCATCACCAATGGTGAGATGCCAGACCCCAAAATATGTCTGGCCTGTTTCCAGGTCTTCAGTCACACCATCACTGTAGTAGGCAACCTGAGCTTTGCCGTTATGCTGAATCCAGTAATAACCCTCTTTCATATCCACGCCCCCAACGTTTTATGGAAGTGTAGATATTTTTATGGCCGGCTGGCGTTATAAAAACTTAAAAATGAATGAAGCACGACGATATGACAGGGGTACTGATGCAATGCACCTCGCGAATACCCCTGTCGTATCGCCGAAAAGCAAAAGCCCCGACTGGCGGGGCTCTCGTTATGTTCAAATTGTCGCTTATGTTCGCTGCCATCGCGGCGCAGCTCTGCCAAGCATGAATGAATTATCTAAATTCCTGGCTCGTTTTCAATGCTTAAATCTAAATTAAGCACGAAAAGCTAAATAACAATAATTCAGTTCCGATCAGCCAGAAGTTTCCGCGTAGATAAAAAGACCTTAGCCCTAAAAATCTCCAGGCACCAGCGTACACGTTTTCTGGCCTCCCAATCCGTTAGCCACGGTGCGATCAACTGTAACTCCCGCGTAATGTCTGAGATTTTTTTGCGTGTGGTGTAATACTGCAGACCGACGATATAAACCGGGTCATTTACATCAAGCGCCTGCAGCACTGACTGCTCGACAAAATCAACGTCATCATCGTGCATAGCTTCATCAATAATGCTGGTGGCTGGCTGTGGCCACAAAATGGCGTGAGCACGATTTAACGCCTGCGGCCCTCTGAATCCCTCTACTCGAGCTTGTTCCAGTGCAGCTGTAAAGCGAGACAATGCCTTATCCGACCATCGCCCGCCCTTAAGAACATCCCAGCATGCATGAGCGCGAGGCAAGCGAGGTGCTGTTCCACCGCTTACCCCGTCTCCCCATGTTGTCAGCAATGATTTAATCCAGGCCGACTGGATACTTGTAAGAAGCATGCTTTTACCCAGCCAGCTTTTACGCGGCGCACTCGCTGCTCTACCCAGCGCTTCAATATGGTTACGGCGTTGACGTGGTGTCATCCTGTTCTCTCCTTACGCCAGAACGCCGAGCGCATAGGCCCGGTCCAGCACTCTAATGATCATTTCCAGCTGCGAGCCATATTTGCGCTCGAATGCCAGGCGGTCGTTATGCAGTTCGGTATGATGTTTACGGCAAAGTGGAATGGAGAATATGTCGTGCGCTTTAGTTGCCATGCCACCCTGCCCCCACCCGATTAAGTGATGCGGGTCGTCTGATTGCTGCTGGCAGCATTCGCAGGGCAGTGTTTTCACCCAATTCAGATAATTGCGACTTTCCCAGCGCAGACGCTTTGGTCGACGCATGAAAGACTGAGGCGGCGCTGGATCCACCATCACGCCCACCAGCGGTTCTGTCAGCGCATCAGGTAGGTCGACCGCTGAAACTAATTCCCCAAGGATGCTGGTGGCCGGTACTTCGGGAATTATGTCACTTTCTCGTCCAATACGACTTTCTTCACGCATACAAAGAGCTTCACGAACGCATGATTCTGGAAGTGCATACGTAACTTCTTTACGAACTGCCCACCAGCAGAGCTCTGCAAGTGAGATCTCCCGGCTTTTGTCCAGGCAGAGATGAATGCGGACAGAATCCAAAACAAAGGCAATTACATTTCTGCGTGCCAGCTCTGCCAATGCTTCGGTACGCTGCTCTCGCAAGTGATTATCGCAATAGCCACAAAGCAGGATGGATCCTGGCTCATGGTGCATGATGGTTAGTTCGTGGTAGTGGTAATCGCTATGAGCGTATTGGCAATCGCCGCCGCCGTACTTCAGCAACCAGTAATCAAGCCCGCTTATACCACCAGCAGCAGCCAGAACCTGTTCATTCAAAAAGAAGCTTCGCAGCTGCTCGTTTTCAGCCAGTGGCTGCCGCGCATCCGAAACACGACCAGTTTGACACCCGGCCATGCTTTCAGGCTGGCGCTCGATCAACACTCTTCCTGCGGTGAACAACTCCATCAGCTCTCTGCCCGGCTTCAACAGAACGACACCCAGCTCTCTCGCAATAACAGGTTGAAGAAGAGCACGCATCACTCGCTCTCCCTGATAATAATTTGCCCATTTTCGCCCCAGAGCTTTGTTATCCTTGAATCCCAGATATGCGTGTCGTCCTCGAAGAGCGCATCCATCAGAGACTTCATCAGGTTATCGAGATCGGGTTTACCCTGATGGGGCTGCCCGTTCATCTCTGTGCGCTTCTTTTTGCTCCAGCTCTTCGGCATCGGAAGAACGAAGGTAACGTGTGAATTTGATTCAGGCATACAAATGCCCAGGAACCGGACGTGATCGCAAAAGGCCCTGTAACGCATAACTTCAGGGCGCTTCTTCCATTTGTCTGAACGCGTCATGCGTGGCTTACCCATCGGGAGGATGTTGTAGACTGTCACGATCACCCCCATGCCCGGGAACGCATACTTTGCGCCGTCTTAGCTGAGGATTTTTGCTGAGGTAGTAATGCGCTGACTATCCAAAGTCGAGGGTCAATATCAAGGCTTTTCTCGACCTGAACGCCTTTAGACTTATAGCGTGCCACCAGCTCATTGGCTTCTTCGGTTGTCAGACCGGTGTGAGTGAACCAGCTTTTCTTCATGCCACCTCCTGCAGTTGCAGAGGTAAAAGAAAATCGCTGGCCCTAATAAGGGTCAGTGAGGAATTAATTTTGATCTTTTCTTGCGCCATGGTTTGCCTCCAGTGGCGCAGCAGGTATAGGGTGTTCAGGCCTATGAATTAAGTCTAACAGAGTTGAGAGTGATACGAAAACAGAAAGGAATACATTATTTATTTGTAGCAATATAAAGAAAAACCGAGCCTAAGCCCGGTTTCAACATTACATAGTCAGTGACAAATTACCATTTGTCACGATAATCGAAGGCGACAAAGTAATTGAACTTGCTGGTATCAATTCGATTCTGGAAATGCGGTTGCAAGAATGGCACCCACCCATTATCCATATCAAATTCACCGTTATTGAGGTTGTCCTTCATTGGAAGACCGAGGCTCTCCATTACTGAACTATCCTCTTCAAAGTCTTTAGATACCTCTTCGCCCTTGAAATCTTCTGTCTTCTTATCGAACCAGCTAATGCGAATTTTTAAGCCCATAAATCCCTCTCAAAGATATTTTTTAATGTTGCGCTTCGGATCTGGCCCTTTGACCTGCTTACCCGATGCAGGGTCAAACGCGCCCAGATGGCTACCATCACTCGCGCGATAACCTTCAAGCTCCCCATGCTGGGAATCCCATTCGTAAATTTTACTCTTTTTATCACCATACCAGCGAGGTCGTTTACCGCCACCATTTTGTTTAGGTGTTTTAGGTGCACCTTTGGTCAGGTCACCTAACCCCTTAATTTCATCAGTTTTTGGAACAGGATGATAATCATGGCCATAATCTTTTGCACCTTTACGCGGCTTGTTCTTTTCGTCAGCCAGTTTTTGCTCTGAAGCCTTTTTCTTTTGCTCCTTCTGCTTACGGCTTTCGACAGCAACACTCAGAGCTTTCTCAGCATCTACTTTTTCTTTAAGGGATGCATCGTAGGCTGTTTGCCGTTTTTTGGCATCCTCCTGGGCTAAACCCAATTGGTAACCAGCTTGCTGGAATACTCGATGTCCAGGATGGCTCTGGTCATGGGCATATTTTAAAGTTTCCTGAACAAACTTCTTCGCGTTTTCTACACGTTTATTAGAGTCGTCGAGTTCACTCTTACGCAGAGGGATCGCCTGAACAGCTTTGTTAATTCGCTCCTGAGCTTTTACAATATCGCCTTGAGCACGATTCAACTCATCTCCGGCGTCTTTATCTTCTTTAGCTGCAGCATCAACCGGGTTATTTAAAGCCCAAGCCAGCGTACGACGTTTCTCCTCCTCCTGTCGCTTTTTAACTTGATCAGGGGTGCTCACCTCTGTCACGGAAATATAAATAGGAGGGTTTTTGCCATCAGGGAAACGAACCACGGCTTCGTGAGTGCTTTGGCCAGAAGTGAACCCCGGGAAACGAGATGGTCCCTGCTCTTTTTGAATACCTTTTGATTGTGATTGTGATACAGCCGGTGCTTTCCCCGTATCAACTTTCACGTGCAGATCCGGTTTACCCGGAACTACACCAGCAGTGTAAACCCCTGCGCGTTTCGTTGGTTTCGCATCGACAACCGGAACGCTCATCGGCATGTTTTTACTTTTGACCACAGCGATATGCTGTTTACCATCTTCATCAACAATATCAGCAATTCGAGTGTGAACAACTGTAGCTTTCTGAGTCGGTAATGCAGCGGGAGGAGTGGTCGAAACTTTATCAAATGGCAAAGAGTTAACCAGATGAGCCGTCGCCATCATACGGGGATCGTCTTTGGCGATTTCGGATGGAATCAGAGCACCAATAGTTGCTCCTAAAAGACGGCCGGCAAGGGGAGCTGCAGCGACCGCACCTTGCTCAAGGCGCGTCAGTGCAGCTTGCATAGCTTCCTGAAGCGTAGTTTTGGTAAACAAGGTAAAACCCCACATACCATCATAAACTCCAATGACAGCGGGTACACCGTATGCAGCAGGTTTCTGCGCCTCTGGCGTACTAGAGAGGTTTGCACCGGATGAATTAGACCCGTTACCGCCTCCATTACCGCCGCCCCCCCAATGAATGCCGCTATCTTTACCGCCAGAACTACCATCTACATTAATAGTATCTTCGTTAGGCATAAAATTCCTCTTTGACTTTAAAATCAATAAATAACAAAAAAAAGCTGTATATACATACAGTTGTTTTATGCTATTCCCGAGCCGCTTTAAAGTCAATGTAGAAAGATACAAAAAACGAAAATTGGTAGTTTTTTATTATCTCTAAAACAGTAGGTTGGGAGAGATACGTATGGAAAGGGAATTCTTCTACAGAATGTCATGTAGTCGATTCCGAGAACGAGAACATAGAGTTATTGCCGCACCAACAACTCTATATTCAAAATTGAAATGTTTACTTATCTGAAACTAACTTGATGACAAGTGAACCCGATACCCTGCTTTTTCCAACATTTGGGTAAATAGCGTTGGTGTACCAATGATTTCTTCGTCCCGCAAAGGAGTAAACGACACCATATCTCCACGTCTGTACATCAAAGCACGATCACATTCTGGAAATGAGTGCAGTCTTGCAACAATAACCCCATCGTGGCATCTGATAACTGCGTAGCCCTTGCTCGGTAATTCTTCTTTTTGTTTCACCAATCTCCCCTCCAAACTGGAAAATTTCTGCATGCTGTATCAATAAAACCAGACGTCTGCACTTTCCCAGGTTTGCTGGAGGATTTCCTCAACCTTCTTCTTAGCTTCTTTATCACCACCGTAAACACTCAACCCATCTGATCCTGCTCGGCGCACAATCAGACTGCATTCATCGAACTGACTCTGGGGCCGTTTTAAGATTTCTCCCTCAGGTACTTGGACTGAACCCTTTGGAAGTTCTTTAGTACGATCAATGGTTAATTCAACTTTCATAGTCGCCTCCGTCGCCTTAACTGTATATTCATACAGTACACCGATACATAGGCATGATCAACGATTTAACAGCACGAATTGTTAACTTCTCCATAGTAAAGGAAGAAAAAACCCGCCGAAGCGGGTGTAAGTTAATTGATGTTTGAGAAATCTTATCAGAGATCACTATCCAGCGTAATATCCTGTTCAATTACTGCTGCTTCAACCTTGTTCCCCAGTTGCTGCTTCATTGAGTCGTAAATTGAAGGGTCGTCACTCGTGCTTTTGAATGTTAAGACAAACGCGACATCTTGTTCATCTAATTCATGATGACTTGTAAAATTAAATTGGAAAAGATCTCTAGTAAAAATACGCGCATAAAGTCTTACTTTATTATTATCAACAGAAACTCCTTTAAAAATTTTCCCATGGTGCCTAATCGGGCTCCATTTAGCTAATTCACTTCGGGAATCAATTTCCTTTTCGGTAGATTCTTTCATGGTACCAAGAAGATTTTTAGCCTTGCCCCCGTTTGTAACATGTTGTAATGCACATTGTAATCTTGTTGAAAAATAATTATCCCCTGCTAATTCAGACACTACTGGCTTTAATATAGCGGTGAGAATAATACTCCCCTTAATTTTTCCATCAACAATCATCTCAGGTGGAATTGGGATATCATTCCAATAATATGCACTTCCAGCTTTTAGCTTAGAATTCCATGCTAAGGTAACTGTTCCATCTTCACACATCCATGGCATAGAACTTCCTTTGCGCCAAGGAGATCCCCAACCAAGCGCAAGGTCATGCTCAATACCTTCAGCTTTATTTATTAGCAATGCCTTAACTAAATCAGGGGTTGGCTCTTTTAAATTTTTAAATGTATGAGCAGCAATACTTGATATCAATGGCGCACTAAAACTTGTACCAGTCTTAACGTCTCCTCCTATCATTCTCAATTTTGAAAACCAAGAGAGTTCAGGTTTCTTCATTCCACCTGGCGCAGGACCACGTAAACTTTTTGGACAGTGTGAAGACACCTCACCGAAAATAGACGCTCTCCGACCAGATACCGTTAAGGCTGCTTCACAATCAGCCGGGGGGCATAGTGTAGTTGGATTATCAGCATTAGCATTACCAATTGAAATCACAGGTAATATATTAAAATCTCGGGCCAGCAAACTTATTTCATGCCCCAGCCTGCTTATTTCATCAAAATTATCAGAAGGAGAAGCCTCATTAAAAGATAAATTCCAAACAGAAGAAATACCTTTAGTCTTCTCAGCTACAACTCTTAAATAATTAATGAACTGTTCGGTTGTTGGTTGTAAATCTATATCTTTTTTACTAATAGCTTGTACACTAACAAACTTACATTCTAACTGAGGCAAGTGTAACTTATTGTTCCAAGCCCCCCCTTGGCAAACGAGTGAAGTAACACGATTACCATGCTTCATATCTGCATCGTAACTATCAATAAGTGGCTTTATATTAATTACATTCAATGGCAAATATGACTTGGATGAACAACCACCATCAACTATCACAACAACAGGAGCGGTTTCTTTATTAATCATCTTTGGAGAAGGTTCTTCTCCTTCGCCTGGAGGCAATGATCTTGTAGTGACTTTCTTGACCGGCTCAATTCTATAAATAGCTCCTGAGCTTATGAGTTGATTAAAATCTTTCTTATTTTTTACTACCGCTGTAAAAGTCAAATGCCCATGTGACAAGTATTGTTTTAACTTTCTTTTAAATGAACGAACTCCAGATGTTTTTTTAACTTCTCCAAAAATGTTATCATATATAGATTCCCCAAATGTTATAACATCCTCATCAACGAGATCTTCTAGCTCTTCAGCAACTGAAAATCTAGCATCTGGATCATGAAATGGAAGAAGCCAAATATTAAACTGATTATTCTCATCCTTAAATTCGAACTCAGTTAAACTTTTTCCTCTTAAAACTGCATTCCTATCGAATGCTTTTATACTTTCAAGTCTAGAAATATCAACTTTAATTCTGTCGTTAGTAGCTTTTTTTATTTTTTTGATGATTTCTGGTATTTTATCCTTGCTTGTTTCGACTAAAAAACCATTATACGCAGGAGAAATTAATCTAGTAAAAGGATTTGTTTCAAATAAATCCGTAGGAGTCCATGATGGTGCTAATGAGTCATCAAACATCTTGATTAGCAGATGGATTTTACCAGCGTGAGCTATAATAGCTTTATTTTCTAATATATTATTCAGGCTTTCACTTAAAGCCTCTTTTTGAAAATCTAGTCTAGCCCACTGAATACCTTCAGCATTTTTACCTCCACCATTTATCGCTTTTGGTGTAGGATCCTCCAAATATGATAGTAGAGGGTTTAATACTTTCTTACTGTTATTACCATCTGCCATAGCATTACTCCTTTAAATGGCTTGAAACTGTTTGCCTACTCAAACCTAATAGGCTTGCAATTTCTGTTTGTGTGAAAGATTTTGCATCATACAAAAGATTTATTAACCTTTTCTTCGTATGTAAATCAGGATCTTTAGAGTTAGGCATCACGGAATTATTATATTCACTATCCATTACTGACAATAAAACGGAAGGAATATTCAACGTTGTATTTGATAATATTGACTGCCTTCTGGCAGAAATAGCTATGGTTTCAATATCAGCACCGCTAAGCCCCTTTGAAACAATACCCAAAGCTTTTAATTCTTTGTCGGAACCTTTATCACTGAATAAAAAATGACTCCATAAAAATTCTCGCAAATCCTGCGAAGGTAAATCGAGACGCATCTTAAATGGGAAACGTCTCCAAATAGCAGGATCAAGTAATTCAGCATGGTTAGTTGCTGCTATTACTATTGAACTATCATCAAGTGAATCCAAACCTTGAATCAAAGTATTAACCACTCTTTTAAGTTCCCCTATTTCATGGCGGTCATCTCTGACTTTTGCAACTGCGTCGACTTCATCAAGAAATAAAACCCCATTCTTTGAGGGCACAAAATCAAATATCTGTCTTAAATTCTTCGCCGTATCACCCAGAAGAGAAGAAATCACAGAATCTAATCTTACAACATACAGTGGTCTATTAAGCTGTGATGCAATATGTCCGGCAATCAAAGTCTTGCCTGTTCCCGGTGGCCCAGATAACAATAAACCTAATTTTCCCACTAAACCATTCGCGATGAGCTTGTCTTGGTGTTTAACACTATCAACAAAAGTATTAAACGTTTCTCGTTCACTTTCCTCTAAGAAAAGAGGTGTAACAGGCCACTGATGTTCTTCTACCAAAGGCATTCTTGACTTTGGATCAACGGGTAAGCTATCGCTGTAACCTGAACTACGTAACGGCACCCCCTTACGTCGCAAAACAGATTTAATTTTTTTTGCACCATCCATATTATCGGTACTTATAGCTTTGGCAATTCGATTGCTCACACTACGTACTTCAGAATAGTTTGCATCTAAAGACGCTTCTATAAGAGCAACAATATCGTCAACTAACACTTTCATACCTTTTCCGGATAAATTGATGACCTCAACAAGAGCCATCCCTTTCGAACACATGTAAATCATAGTTCATTTTATGTAAACATAAAACTGGAATATGTTAACTAATGATCGTTTTTTGCCAGTCAAAAGTACCCCATGTCTCTGTAACTATGGTTTAAAAATCGGCATCGGTTACTACCTTTCCGCCTGAAGCAGGCATTCTTTACGACGCTTGGCGATACGGGCAACCTCAACAGCACTACCAGCTATCCCAAACATTTCCGAATACACCGCAGCAGCCCTTCGCCACAGACCCTTTTCCTCAAGTGCCTTCGCTTTCTGCTCAGCAGCCTGCATCCTAACTGGATCGCTTTTTTCCACCATGCATGGGAGGATAACGTTTGGAATATCCGCATTTGGTACCGCCCTGTATGTGTACTGAATGCTATCACGTGATCGAATGATCACACCTTCATCACTGAGCTCGCGCAGCAACCTGCCAGCTGTGCCGCCAGCCAAGTCCAACGCATCGGAAACATCGCCTACGACGCAGTTCGGTTGGTAGCGCACGAATACAGCTACCTGCTCTTTTTGGGTTAATGTTTTGGTCATTGGTCAATACTCGATTAGTTGGTTAAACCTGCCGCTTTACGGCGTTGGTACTCTTCCATCAGTAGCTGTGCCGGAGTTGGCCCTGCCGGATGCTGCGGTGCAGCAAGCTGGCGACGGATTGGTGGAACCAACTGCCCGTTACTAACGTGCTTTGTCCATTTGGTTAATAACTTCTCAGCCAGTTTTTTAAGTTCCCCCTCGGTCATCTGACGCTCAATACCAGTTCTGCGCATTTCGATGCAGATGTGATACAACACCGGCTGGGACCAGGGGTATTTGTCACTACCCGAAAAACGATACGACTCGTTACGCCAGCGACGGTATTCACTCATCACCCGGTCAGATGTCAGCCCGAACGGATTTGCACCACTTTCTGAAACCAGCGAAACGAACTCAGCAAGATCCGGGGGCCATGTATTACCTAATGCGCAACGGTCCATGCATTGCTGACAAACCAGTTTGATCTGGTTCTCAGTCATCGAACCTATCTGAGCTATCCACAGGGCCGTGGGTTCTGCCCCATTCTTCTGCGTCCAGCGGTTCGAGAAGATTTCCCCCATCACCTGCCATAACCGCCACGCTGTCTCCGTCGCCATCAAGTCCGTTCCGGCGTCGCCACTCTGCGTGTGCTGACTGTATTTGCTGTACAGCCCGGGATGCTGCTGGCTGTGGTCGAACTGATGCATTCTCGGTACCTCCCGTTTGTGGTGCTTTCAGAACCTTTGCGCGATCCAGGTGGCGAGCGAACTTCTGCTCCCACTGAATTTGATGAAACACTTTCCCTTCGGCTTGCCAGTAAGCGATGAAGCTGCTCAGCTCGGCTTCGATATTTATGCCTGCCTTGATCGGCATTCCCCACAGATTTGCCTGTCGAGCAAAGTCGGCTGTTGGATTCCAGTTTTTAAACATCCGGAATTTGCCGAATGGCTGCTGTTGCCCAATTCCGATACCTGGCTGATCCGGATAATCAGGAATAACAGGTTCGACCAGTTCCCTATGTGTGGGGTTTAGATCTTTATGGTTCCTTGGTAGATTCCGTGTCCCGTTTTTGGGACTGTTTAAAGGGAAAAACGGTACTCTTTGGTTAAAATCCGAACTGTTAACAATCCCGTTTTTGGTACCCTTATCACCTGAAATAGTCCCGTTAATGGCACTGTTTGTATTAACAGTTCCGTTTTCGGTACGGTTCAAATTAACCGTCCTGTTTTTGGGATCCTTTAAAGAGTTCCGGTTTTGGGTCTGTTCGGCATCGGGGATGCTTTCCTCAACACCGACCAACTTGTACACAGGAATTTGCTTTGTCCTGCCGCGCCGTTCACCTGTATCGACAACCAGGCCGATTTCCTGCAGATGCTGCAAGCCTGCAAGCACCGTCTTTCTGTCCATCTCAGTAGCCTCTGCAAGCGCAGCAACGGATGGGTAAGCGCACAAGTCAGCGCCGCACATATCAGCCAGCCAGGTCAGGATCGCCTTACTGGAGGATTTTCCGGTCTTAACTTTCTTGGCCCACCGCATTGCATCAATGCTCATGAAGCCTCCGGGTTGAATTCATTGGTCAAAACTCGATTAAAAAAATTGCGGCGCTACGGCGCTGATACTCGCCAGTAGTGGTCCCGCCGCGTCAGCAGGTAACATGTTGAATAAAGCGATTGCCGCTTCGCGGATCTCCTTCTCAAGCTTTTGCAGCGGTGCGCCCAGCAACTTCGCCTGATGTGCCTCACTGCATTCTTTGATAGCGCTCGCCACCAGCTCAGCTTCCGTACTGGCATTACTGAGGCCATGCTTTCTGGCGATCTCAATGGGCATAGCGGCGAGGATTGCCCCCGACAGTTGCATGGCGTAAGCGGTGTATTTTTCCGAGCCACCTTCATTTTTCAGATACCGGAATAAATTCTGCTTGTTGACCGCGATACCGCGGCCCCCTTCCTTCGCCCACTGCTCTGCCACCAACTGAGAGATTTTTTCCTGCGCCTGGCCGGGCAAAGTAGATTCCCACTCCCGCACTGCTTCAAATATTCGTCGGCAGCTAATTTTCCCCCTGCGTTTCATATGGAATTGATTTTCGGATTTCAAAGAAGCATTGGTCATGTTGATATGATGTTCATACGTTATGTATTGCATTCTTCACTCCTTAGGGAGGATTGGTGGAAATACACTATCGAGAGTGCATTGAGACCCGAGTTCATTAAATTTTTCTACAATACGTCGGCAATCATTCAGGTTTGGCTTGCGAGTCCCATTTTCATAATTAGAGATACGTGATTGACGCCATCCGAACATCAGAGCTAGCTGTTCCTGTGTTAAACCGAGAGATAGTCTCTCGCTCGCTATTTTGTTCATATTGGACCTCTTGGTTATCGATAGACTGAATTTAAACACGCATCGTGTTTCACTGTCAACACGATTTGTTTTTGAGCAATAACACGCTTCGTGGTAAAACGATTTTATGAATACAAATGAACGTATTGCTGCTCGGCTAAAGCAGGCCAGAGAGCAAAAAGGCTTATCTCAAAAGACACTCGCAGAATTGTGTGGGTGGGCTCAATCACGTATAGGCAACTATGAATCTGCAAGCAGAGCTATTGGTATTGATGATGCTATAGCGCTGGCCAAAGCATTGAGGATCCCTCCGGCAGAACTTGTCTTTGGACCTGAATCTACTCAAGAGTGGCTTTCTCCTCAACATAGGAGACTGCTCGACTTGTTTGATCAGTTGCCAGAAGCCGAGCAAGAACGAATGATCGATTTGTTCCAAGTTCGTTTGAAAGAAATTGATGACTATGTTGAAAAGTATCTTCGTGGACGCTTCAAATCTGCAGAAGATTAGATTGCCATAGAGTCTACTGAACCAGCCTGCAGGCTGGTTTTTTTGTGCCCATAGATTCCCTTCCCTGAAAATCCCATCCAGCAAAACACATCATGTGTTGACATTAAATCACATTATGAGTTTAACTATAAACACAGCGACGTCATCAAGGCAGGACGCCCACGAAGTAGCTGCCGGCGGCATACGAAACACCGGATGAGATGGCAAGACAATCGCGCAGCAGGTTTACCGTTCCGCCAGCCTGGCGTTAAAGGCACACAGGAGTTAACCATGATCGATTTCGCACGCAAAAAAGCTGGCTGCCAAGCCGTTCGCTTAAATCTATTTGAAGTGCTGGTCCGTAAGCTTTGCTACTTACTGGCGCAAAAAGGCAACCCAGAGTTAAAGGCGTGAGCTCGTTCTTAGTCTTGATTGTTACCGTCTGCGCCCTCACCGGGGAATGCTCAGACATCATGCTCGGTGTTTATCAGACCGAATCTGGTTGTGATGCAGCTGCCAAAGAGCAGCACGTTAAAGGAGAGTGTTACCCGTACAAATCGGCTGACGACCATCAACCTGCTTTCAAATTTTAATCGAGTTATGACCAATGGTTGTTACCAGCCCTCAAAAAGCACAAAACCCGCGCAAGGCGGGTTAAGTACCCGGTCAGCCGACCAAAGCTTTCCGGAATCGAGTTTTGACCAATGATCACTACCCAAGGCGGCAATCACTAGCTGCGGGTATCTTACAACCAAAATTAAGGACCCGATATGGAATTCTTTCATTTAATCAAGGCAACGCAGAAATCCGGCAAAGAAGATGCCGTTATCTGGTTCACGGCTAAATCAGAAGCACGAGCCAATTTGCAGCTGGATGTAGAGCTGGAAGATGCTGGCATTGAAACCGGCCGGGGCAAGGATTATAGCAAGCCTGTCCGTACCGATTTCCCTGTTTACAACGACCTACCGGAAGAATGCACAGTGGATTACACCTGGTGCAAACGCTACGAACTCCAGGACGATGGACGCACCTGGCTGCCAAAGGCTGGTGCTGAGTCTACTGGAGCCGTGGACAACAACACTGCCGCTCCGGAAGCGACCACTATAGTTGAAACCACCGTCGAGAGTGTCCCGCTTGAAAACCGCACTCCAGCAGTACGTTTTACCGTTCACCTGATCAGCGACAAGTATCAATCACACGTCACAAAAGAGCAGCAGTTGGCTGCCAGCGAAATGTCACTGGATGAAGGTAACACCTATCTTAAGAACCTGCTGCTGGCGAAGAGCGACATCCCTGAAGTTGCGGAACTCAGCCTGAACGCTGAGTGGAAACTCGTTCAGGCGATTAAGCAGGTATTCGCGCCAGATGAAGTGCACGAAACTGAAAATATCGCTGCATTCATGGCTGACTGGGCTAAAGCAGATGTCAGCGATCGCAACCAATTAGTGGAAGCCTGGCGCAGCGGCAAATTTACCCATGTGAAATCTGAAAGCACCAGCGACACCGGTGTTATAGCAGATCAGGGTCTTGAACCTGATAACGGTATCCAGATTGACGAGAATGATGACGAAACCACACGTTATCCAGTCGTTCGCATGCCCTTTCGCAAGCAGGTACTCGCCCAGTTCACCGCCGACGAACTGCGCCACCACTTAACCCGCGAAGAATACGAAGGTATCAGCGCGCTGGAGATGGACACTGACAACAGCTATGTCCAGAACCTGCTGCTGGCGGCAGAAAACTGCGAACAGGTTAAAGGTTACGACACCAAAGACCTATGGCGCTATACCGACGCCATTCGCAAAGTGTTCAGCCAGGAAAAGCGTCACGAACTCGCTTTGGTTCTCCGATTCACCAGAATCTGGGCGGCGACTGATTACATTGACCGCGGCCTGCTGGTAAAAGAATGGGCCAAAGGCAATCGCGTTGCAGAAATACAGCGTACTGAAAGCGGTACGAATGCTGGCGGAGGCAACAAGACTGACAGAAACCCTGACCTTAAACATGATCTCGACACTCTCGATTTAGAGATTGCGCTGGCCACGTTACCAATGGATTTCAACATTTACGATATCCCTGGTGGTGTTTTCCGTCGGGCAAAAGAGATCGTTAGTAAAAAAGAAAGTCCATTCAAAGAATGGTCTAAAGCTCTTCGTGCAACCCCGGGAGTTTTGGATTACTCGCGTGCAGCTATCTTTGCACTTATCCGCAGCGCTCACCCTGAGCATTACCTGTATCCGGCACGTCTCAGCGGATTCATTAACGTAAACCTGACTGAAAGCGATCATTCTGCTCCATCAGACCAAACTCTTGCGGCTGCGCGCCATAACCCTGAGGTGAGCTGGACAAACGAGGTAACTAATGACTCTGCTGTTGAAACTGGCGGCCAGAATGAGGGGACTCAGGTCGACGGCGACACGCAGCCGGTTCTCGAAAAAGTTGGTAATGGTCTTTTTTCTATTGAAGGGCTGGCCACCAGCAACGCTGTAATCGACCAACTAAATACCGCGGCAGAGTACGTAGATAATGTGCAGATGGAAGAAACTTGCAATGATGAAATCCCGAACAGCTCTGCGTTATCAGAAGGCTCGAAAGAATCTTTCTCAGGCACAAGCACTACTGAAAATTATAGCAGCACAGCTGCCATAAATAATGATTCCGGTCATCATAACCATGCCGAGACTGAACTGCTCTATACACACCTTATGGTCGACATTGAAGCTTTTGGCAAAAAGGCTGATTCACCAGTCGTATCTATCGGAGCCGTGTTCTTTAATCCATCTACAGGTAATACCGGTTCGGAGTTTTACAAAGTGATTAGCCTGGAATCTGCCATGGCCAGCGGCGGGGTTCCGGATGCATCTACCATAATCTTCTGGCTTAAAGCTTCGCCTGAAGCTCGTTCAGAGTTAGTGATGGATGATGCTATTCCGCTCGATGACGCCTTGCTACAGCTAAATGAGTTTATAGCTGAGAATGCGGCTAACGGTCCTGAATCTGTACAGGTCTGGGGGAATGGTGCCACTTATGACAATGTCCTGCTTGAGGCATCTTATGACCGGACGGGGATCCCCTGCCCATGGAAGTTCTGGAATAACCGGGATGTGAGAACTGTTGTCGAGTTGGGTAAAGCCGTTGGCTGCGAGCCTCGCTATGAGATCCCATTTGATGGAGAACCTCACAAGGCTATTTCGGATGCTCTTCATCAGGTCAAATACGTGTCAGCAATCTGGCAGCGTCTGACTGAACACTGATTTTTTAATTTCAGAAAATGGCCCTGATATGGGCCATTATGAGGTAAATCACATGCTTCAAATGCTGACTTTAGAAGAATGGGCTGCGGAAAAATACCGGAGTAATCCTCCAAGTTTGAATACTTTACGCCGATACGCTAAAGAGAGCATGTTCACTCCCCCGGCCACCAAAGAAGGAAGATACTGGCGGGTAAGAGAAGATGCCGAGATTACAGGTAATTTAACCCAGCCCGTTATTAAAAAATCTGATTCTCCTATGCTTCAAAGGATACTGTCTGATGGCTGCCCGACCACGTAAAAACAACGTTAAGATACCTAATCTTTATCCACTCTACAGTCGTAAGGTAAATAAAATCTACTGGCGGTATAAGCATCCCGTTACAGGTAAGTTTCATAGTCTTGGAACTAACGAGGCCGAAGCAACAGCAATAGCAATCGAAGCCAATGAGCGACTAGCTGAACAGCGCACCAGGCAGGTTTTGGCTATAAGCGACAAGATCGCCTCCAGCAAAGGAAAGGCGATAACAACAAATACGTGGTTAGATCGTTATTGGAAAATTCAGGATGAAAGACTGGAGAACGGTGATATCAAGCCGAACACTCATAAGCAAAAGGCTAAACCAGTAGCCCTACTTCGTGAGAGCGTGGGAATGAAATTGATTTCATCCGTCGATGTTCGGGATGTTGCCCAGATACTGGAGTCCTATGTTGCAGAAAGTCAACCAAGGATGGCCCAGGTAATCCGCTCTGTTTTAATCGATGTTTTCAAGGAAGCCCAACATTATGGCGAGGTACCGCCGGGTTATAACCCGGCCCTTGCTACAAAACAACCGCGTCGGCGGATTAGCCGACAACGTCTAAACCTCGACGAATGGAAAAAGATTTTCGCGATAGCTGATGCCCGCCATCAATACATGGGAAATGCAATGCTATTGGCGCTCGTTACTGGTCAGCGCCTCGGGGATATTTCCAACATGAAGTTTAGCGATATTTGGGATGACCATCTGCATGTCGTACAGGAGAAGACGGGGAGCAAGCTTGCGATTCCCCTATCACTTAGACTTAACGCGATTGACTGGAGTTTGAGGGAAGTAGTTGCGCGTTGTCGTGACTATGCAGTGAGTCCATACCTAATCCACTTCTTCCGGGCAACCTCAATGGCAGAACGAGGTGCACAGGTAAAATCGAACACATTAACAATGAATTTCAGTAAGGCTCGTGAAAAAGCAGAAATAAACTGGGGGGACGGCACGCCAGCAACCTTCCATGAACAACGATCTTTAGCTGAGCGTCTGTACGAAGCTCAGGGTATCGATACCCAAAAACTTCTGGGACATAAATCGCCTAATCAGACAGCGCGATACCATGATGATCGAGGAAAAGGCTGGGTTAAAATATCAATATAATTCAGTCATTTAATTAAAAAAACCGAGATAAAAGAGAATGCTACGCAGTAAACGCGTATATTCGTATGCTTCTGATATTATTAGTTTAATTCAAAATAGGCCAGAGATTTAACATAATTATAGCATTTGCATATTTTCCTTGAAAAATCTCCACGATCATGGTAACTCCAACTGGACGAATTTGACTAACGAGGAAAAAACATGATTTGCTGCACATAAATTTACCTTATTTCCCTTCACAAAAAGGGGCAAAACTTAGATTTTGTAGTAGAATTAGCATTAATTGTTTTTTTAATAGTAGGATAAAATAAATGAGATTAATAACATTTGACAATATAGAATCAGCTGAGGTCGCTAATGAGCTTGTTGATACTATCCGTGTCGAATGTATAACTAATATAAACTCAAATGTTATTTCATTTGAAAATATAAAACAAGAAAGAGAAACATTAGAAGCTTTTGTTGAAATTATGAATACTGATATAATATTTGATTAGGACTACAGCAATGGCAGAACCGGCTAAAAAAAACCCTCCAAAGAGAGAATTAAAAAGCGAAACAACCTCTGTTTCATCAATGGATTTCCTTGAATCACGGCAATCTAAAGATATCTATTTAGGGCTATGTGGGTATGTCGGATGTGGCATGCGTACCATAAAAGAAATAACAGAAGAAATATCAAGAGATTGGCGTTACAATGTTGTTCATATTCGCGTTAGCGCTCTAATGGAAAGCCCGATATATTTTGAATTACCAGCCATAATGGCGGCTAAAAGTCTTAAAACAAATAGACATTTAAAGTTACAAGAAATAGCTAATGGCCTGCGAAAATATTATAATAGAAATGAACTGCTAGCGGAAGCAGCTATTGCAGCAATAGCTGCTGAAAAGAAAAAAATAGATTACAGCAATGAGAACTATAAAGGTACAGTTTTCATAATAGATCAATTCAAACGCCCTGAAGAAGTAGAGTTATTTAGAGTTATATATCAGCACAACTTTTATTTAATAGGAATTTTAAGAGATCTTGATTACAGAATTCCTAACCTGATTGCTGATGAGTCAACGAAGGACGATTTACATTTAATTATAAATATAGATAATAAATCTAATGACATCCATGGACAAAGAACTGGTGACACTATTCTAGACTCAGATTTTTTCATAAAAAATAACTTCAGTCAGAAAAGTGAAATTAAGAAAAAGATCGAACGTTTCTTTGGATTAATTCATGGTAAGAATGGGCTTACACCGTCATTAAATGAAAAAGGAATGTATGCCGCTTATGCCACGTCACTTCAATCCGCATGTCTATCTCGTCAGGTCGGGGCTGCATTACTCGATGAAGAAGGCAATCTATTAGCTGTCGGTAAAAATGATGTGCCTAAGGCTGGAGGCGGGTTATATTCGAGCGATGACTTTGATGGTGATCACCGTTGCGTTCATAAAAGTGGTAAATGTTACAATGACACAAACAAATTAAAGATTAAAAATAGAATAAAAGAAGTACTGTCACGTGAAGTGAATGCTGTATTAGGTATTACGGCTGGACAAAGTGTTGCTGATATAAATATATCTAGGTTATTAGGAAACTTAGGACATATAGCTGATAGTTTATACAAAGATAGTAAAATATCTTCAGTCATGGAGTATTCAAGATCCATACATGCTGAAATGGATGTCATTACAACAATGGCACGTAAATCTTCAGGTGATACAAAAGGCAAGATACTTTATACAACAACTTACCCTTGTCATAATTGTGCAAGGCATATAGTTGCGGCAGGTATAAAAAAAGTAGTTTATATCGAACCTTTCGACAAGAGTTTAGCGCTTGATCTTCATAATGATGCAATTACTAAAAATGAAGAATCATCTAAAGTCTCTTTTTGTGATTTTGAAGGAGTATCACCTCGTCGTTATAATAAATTCTTTAGACCGACTGATGAACGTAAAGATAGTTCTACAGGTAATGCTAAAAAATTTAACGTTCGGTATAACAATCATATAGATGTACAGTATTTGGATGACTACAGAAAATACGAGTCAGCTGTAGCACAAAAATTCATCAAGGAAGTATCAAAACCTGAGGAGCCTATGTAAATGGGTTCAGCGCCAAAGTTTTAAAATCAGCGCTTTATCCTTGCAAGGATCGGCTGTTTTGATAAAAAGTTTTGATAAAATTTTGATAACCGTTCGAAAACTATAAAATAAAAACGGGAGCTTGATGGCTCCCGTTCTTGTTTAATCCAGTCTCTGGATTACATATTCGCGATAATCGCGTCGCCAAACTCTGAACATTTCAGCA